CTCGTTTTCGGAGAAATGCCTCACTAGATAGTGGGGGAATTATAGTTGGATATTCCAATTTCAATGTTGCAGCATCGGCTTGAATATACACATTCATTTTCACTGTACCAATATCAAGCGGCGTTAACCGTCCAATATACAGTTTTCCTGGTCTTCCTGTTCCGGATTGTAAATTTCGAGACAAGAATGCAGAAACCCATGGTACGTTGGTGCTCACAGTTTGTGACGTGGTTAACGACACTTTCATATGAGGTGTTTGTGAAATTTGAACGAGTCTTTTCGTACGAGCTTCAATCGCTTCCGCAGTCATGTCAGCATAAAGGGCAATAATGATACCTCCTGATGTTTTAGGAGCTACTGTAAATTCAAAACGTACTTTTAAATGAGTACGTAAGAAAGCAAAGCCTTTTATTTTGTCATAAACATTGAGTTGCGAGAGAAACATTTCTATTGGATCAATCAAGTACAATTGTTCTCCAGGTTCTCCTCCGACAGGAATCACAGTAGACATTACAAGATATTCTCGAGCGAGAATATCTAGAATACTATGATCCCGTCCCTCTTGAAAATTCTGAGTTTCCCTACTACCCAAATCCTGCTCCATTGGTAGAGTTTCTACAATGGGGATTAAGCTCGTAGCGAAAGTCACAATTTGCTGTCCAGTTTCGACTTCATTCCTCTCATCGTGAAATGGAAGAATGGAGTTGCGTGTGTCGTCATTAGTTAATGATTGTACATTGTCTGTATTTTGAGCTACTCTTGATTTTAGTCACACAGTCGAGTAATACTGTTGTGATACTGTGGGTTGTGATTCTTCGCAAGGGCTGCTTGCGTGGCGATCACCAGTGTAAATACACTTACCACATTGTTTTGTTGCGATATGTTCGAGTGATGCTTCATCACTGTCCATATCACTTTCTACATTCATATCGATGCCTCCTAATATAGAAGGGTGGATAGGAACGCCAAGGACGTCAACATTAGTAACGGATGTAAATAAAGATACATTATCACTGTCACGGACCATCGTTCGTAATACTGTCTGACTGTAAAAACAGTCTGGCGTAAGAACTATTTGATGCTCTTGACACTGATCAATTATCTTTTTCCGATACTCCTCAAATATATGAGGTTCATGCATACACAATTCGCGAATTGCGAGCCTTGAATTCATTTGCATTTGTGCGGATTTTGTACCGTATTCTTGTTCACATCGGTCCCAATTTAATGGTTCCAACACTGAACACAAGTCAAGTGGGGCTAGCCATATCTTGAGATCTTTATCAAGCACGAATTTACGTTTGATAATGGAAACTTCATCTAATGTTTTAAATTCGATATTTCCACCATCTTTTACTTCTGGTGTACAGTAGTGACCATATTTTAACATATGCTGTGACCATTTTGTAATATCTAAAATATTAACTAAATGATCATCAAATGCTATAATACTGTCATCACCGTAAATAGCAACGTAAAAACGTGTATGAAGATCTTCAATACATGCCCTTGCCTCAGATGAATTAATTTCTGTCAACATATCATATAAACACAAGTAAGTAATTCCATAATTATACATAGTATTAATTATAGCTGTACCAGGATTCCCCGAAGGTTGTCCTCTTGCAATTTGTACGATAACATTTCCAAAAACTTGTCGTGAGGTAACAATCTCTTGCCACAATGCGCGCGAAACAGGATCATTTCTTTTATACTGTGTTTCAAGTACTTCAAAAATAATCCATAATAAATCCCTATTCAACGTTCCATCCCAATTAGTAAAATCTGTTGCGATGAACTGTTTAGACTTAGGATGTGCTATTGATGATAATTTCAACGCCAACACGTCCCAATCGGCTGAATAAGGGTTTATACCGATGAGAGATGAATTAAAGACTTTATTTTCCATAATAGTCGCAAAGAAATCCAAGAAATACTGTCGAAACAATACTACATAATGTAGTGGTGCTGCGGCAAAAGCTCTTGATTTTCCAGCTTCTACTTTTTCAATAGGCCTCAATTCATCTTTCGCTGTGGACACAAAATAACACTCTGGACGAATATTACCTTGTGCTTTAGTCCTGTAGTTGTTAATTTCACTATTAAGGAATGGATGGTCGTAAATCCAATTGTTATCTTCGCCTAAGAAAGCTGATTTTCCTCTTTTACCGTTGGTATATCGGTTAAAAGGATAACCTGCACTCGAAACACGATTGATACCAACAATGTATTCACTACCTTCTATTCCACTTATAGATTCATTATGCGTGAGTTGTCGTATTTTCCGGGGTGTCGCAAACTTATGCATCAAACAACCACGAAATACTGCTTCTTTATCGCTCGAAACCGAAATTGAAGGCTCCATATATTTTTTCATTGCTTTATTTATAACATGTTCGCCATTATGCATACCTAAATATGCTGGCTTTTTCTGTGTTACAAATATTTTATTATGAAAAAGAGATGGACGTATTTTCGTGGTGCCTTTTGCATATAGATTATGTGGGATGTTACCTACTTTGTTAAACTGGTTATCTAACAAAGTAATAGATTTACACATCTCCACTTGTCTAAATGCAACATGCTTTGAGAGTTGCTCGCTGATTCCTTCCATCATTTCAAATGTTATGATTTGACCATAACTTCGATCGCTACAAGTGTAACCTGCCATATGTATGCCAAGAATATTTCCTGAATAATGTGCCGTATTTGCTATCACTACACTCCCACAATAACCAGGAACACTCTGCATTGGAT